TCTGCAGTAGAGATAGCGCACTCTAATACCTGTGCTATCTGTTGCAGAGTAAAGCCTTCGTGGTGGCGCATACGCAAGAGAGCCTGGTCATCTTGTTCTAGTTGAAGAAAGCCCTTCTTGATATCTATAAGGTTAGCCAGTAGGTTGCCACCTTCTGCCGGAGATGATGAACCTTTAGGTTGCCCATCGTTAATCATCTCTTGTGCCTGCTCTAATACTGTGCCATCTATGATGGATGCAATGACAAAGGGAAGTAGCTGACCAAGAGTTGCTGACTCGTAGTAAGCCTCATCGTTAGTCTGATAGCCAGACTTAGATGCCTTCTCCTTGCGTGCATAACGCTCAGCTACACGTCTCATCTGCCACGCTATGCGTTGCTCGTTGTGCCTGCGTCGCTCTTCGATAGGTTCCATTAAATCTTCAGTATGATCTGCAGCCCTTGTCATAGCCCAAGCCATTAACTCTTGCTTGATGTCATCCTTCTCAACGTGCTTGTTATATCTGCGATGGATAGTATTAGCCACGCTAGGCACGAGGTCATATATTACTGGATGTAGTTCACTCACAGTCGGGTAGCACCTGATCTATAGTGTGTTGGATGTTGAGTAGTTTGATAGCAAGAAAATCTATGTAGTTGCTAGCATCAGCCAGCTCTTCAATGAGTTCTCTAATAGTATCTGATGTAGTAAAGGACTCAAACTTCTGTCCTTGTGCTATAGCGTATTGACTATGGCCTACACCTTTGACTCGGTTAGCACGAAGTGATGCAAAGGATTCGATGAAGGATGTTAAGTCCTCAGTTGATACACCTATTGCACGATAGCCAGTAACGGCAGCGTGATCTGCTAGCGGGTTGGTTGGGGTCTTATCAGTAGAGTTTGACTTTGGTAGTGTGCTTGCAAGATCTGAAAGCCCATATGCTGCAAAGTCTGTATCATTATGGCCCACTCTTGTTCTGTCATTGTCATACATTCGACTCCCCTATCAATAACTTCCGTGTCGCATCAATACCATTAGCCAAGTAATAATCATTGATGTCCATACCTGGTGGTAGTGTAACAATCTGTGAGTTCATTACCTCATTCGCCACACGCTTAGCAAACTCAGCTCCAGGGTTAGAGCCATCCTCTTTGACATCATTATCGCCAACAACATAGATAGTTTCGTACCCCGCAAATAGCTTGGGAAAGTGGTTCTTCCACGCTGCAACACCTGGTACACCTACTGCTGGTATACCTAGTTCACCACTAGTAACGATGGCATCTAACTCACCTTCACATACTACGATGTAGGGTGAGTCAATAGTGATATCACATACGTTAAACAGGTGTGCCTTCTGCCCAGTAGGTGAACCATACTTAGGTTTGGCATCATCTAATCGTCTAAACTTAAAGCCAACACAACCACCGGATGCGGTGATGTATGGGATTGATAGCCAACCCTGGTACATCTCGTGACCATTGATTGGTTTGGTAATACTTCCTAACTGAAAGCGTGCAGCTACTTCTTCAGAGATCCCACGTGCGTTTAGCGCGGCCAGTGCTTCTTGACTTATTGCCTGAGCGTATTGTTGCGCCGCTTCCAGTAGCAATTTCGACTGCACGTTTAAGGCCATCGTTAAACTCCAAGTTCTCTAGGATGCACACTAGGTTAGCTGCATTGCCACCCTTACCGCAGGTATGGCAGAAATATAAATTGTCATAAGTATTGATAACTGCTGAGCGTCTACTGTCACTATGTAAACAGCAACGAACCGAAGCGCTCTTGCCTTCACGTACCTCACCTCCATAGTGGGAAACAATTGCTCCTATGGGGATTGAGTTTGCATCAACGGCACCTTTGTACCGTCCCGCTTTACGTACCCTGGACCAGTCTTGTGCTGACATACACACCCCTTATCATCACACTTATCGTGCCATTGAGCTGAACGCTTGTAGTGAGTAAGGCCGTTCTCTTCTCCTGCCTTACGACAGTTCTGGCAAATCATCTTCTACCTCTTCGACTGGTACAACTTCTGGTACTAGTATCTCTGTTGTTGTTATTTCTCCACCTGGTACTGGCATTTTATAGTCCCGTCTTCATAGATGTTGCATTGATTATTGTTTTTTCTAATTCAGTATCACCTGGTTCAAATCCATTATGCAATAGATATGCTGTGTGATACTTGCCTGATTCAAGATGTCTTTTCATCAAGCTAATTGTACCGTTCTCATTGGTACCAGTAATTCTCATACCGCAATTACAAGTTAAACCATACTCTGGTGGTCTATCAATCATTGTTTCTCCTTTAACCATTGCCATCGTTCAAAGCGAACGATTTGTCTTATTGATCCTGCTGATATATTAAATTGTTGTGCAAGTTCTGGAACATTACTTGGACGTGCTCCGTTAATACCTGGTTTGTAATGCTCTCTTATATAAAGAACGTCTTGTTCTTTCAACTTACAATTACCGTGTCTTTCGCCACGCCAATCCTTGTGCCTGTTCTTAGCAACCATATCTTTTGAATTATCTTTATGAGTTCCAACAGATAAATGGTCTGGGTTTACGCACACTTTTACGTCGCACTTGTGCATAACTACCATCCCTTGTGGTATTTCACCAAAAGTAATCTGATAGGAATACCGATGCGACCCAGTGTTTCTATAGTTGCCGTAACCTGATTTAGATATACCACCAGTCCAAAGCCAACACTCATTCTGCTTGTCAACTTTAGACCAAAAGATATCTACCTTTTCAGCTTCGGTTTTTTTCTTTCTTAGCCTTGTCATTGTTTTCCTTTTAACCATTGTTCAAGTGATTCAATGACCCAAGCCTGATCTATTGAAGCGTTGCGACGCTTAACTATTACATATGACAGAGGAACTTCCCCAAGACCTCTAGCCTTAGAGTAGTTAAGCGCCTCAACTTGTGCTTCTCTCCAGAACTCAGGCAACGAAAGGGTTGCCCTGTTCTTGAGTTCAAGGATGTAAGTTTCTCCCGCGATAACAGTAACGATGTCGCCCTCATCCTTTGCCCCAGCTTTAGACAAACGCTCTGCCATAACTCCGGCCTTGCGGAGCCACTTCATTACGTCTGTCTCAAACTGAGAACCCTTAGTCTTGTTGTACTGACTCATCTACCAATACAACCTTGTTGATTTTATAGATGATATTACCTTCTTCATCTTTAACTAATTCGACAATACCAGATTGCAATAGAGCACCAACGAAGTTGGTCAGGTCTACCTTGAGTGCATCAACTTCTGCACGTAAGCCATCTGCCTTGAGATTATCTCTGTACTTATTTGTTAACTGTCCTTCAGACATTGTAGCCTCCTTGGTATCCTGCGATTGTATCTTTGCGTAACATCCAACCAAACTCGTTCTGATCTGATATCTGTACTGCTGCATAGTTTACCAGTAGCTGTGCATATACACTGCCGTCTGCAGTATGTTTGCCAAAGCGATTCTTTACTGGTGCAACCTTGAGTATTCCTTGTGTCGGGTCATAGCCCAGTGTAAGTATCAGTGCAGGTAACTGACTGACCTTTCCGTGGATTGCTCTGCGATGAGGTGGGTTTGATGGTGACCCATACTCTGACTGTTCTGATACGTGATGAAGTACTAGGACACAGGCCTCAGTCTTGCGTGCCATATCGTGTAGCTCCATCATAATGGCTCTAAGTCCAGCCCACTCGTTGTCTGTCTCAGCAGTTATGTTCATCAAGTTATCAATGACAATCAACTCAGGTGGCTGTCCGAAGAGTTCAACGTAGGCCCTTATCTCCAACTCCAAATCGTCAATGTTTGGAGATGAATCAAAGACCCACTTGATGTGTGAAAGTTTGTCTAAATGTGCATTGTAGTACTGGCTATTGTCTGAAAGGTTTGCCTCAACTGTCACTTGTGAGTGACCAGATAGATGCGATACGGACCTCATCATTACTGTTGTTGTGTCAGTGTCTGCAGAAAAGAAAAGCGTAGGCACTTTGGCTTTGATTGCATAGATCAGAGCGAACATAGATTTACCGGCGTTAGGTGCAGCAGCTACCATACATACCTGGCCTCTGCGGAACTTAATGCCTTCTGCTTTTAATCCATCCCACACGTCTGGTAATGGTGTTGCTTTAGTAAGCACACCACTCCAAGCGCGGGAAAGATTAAGCACTCTTCCAGTCCTTTACTCTAATGTTGCTTCGTGTACGTAACAAGGTGCGTTCGTATTCTGTTAACCCACCCCAGATACCAAAGCGT